GAATCCATTCCCAGATCAAGCCCTACCCTTTGTAGTCGTCCCTTACCTTCCAGTCCGTAAAAGTTTACACGGACAACCTGATGGGGAATTACTGGAAGATAACCAGAAGATTATCGGTGCAGTTACTAGGGGTATGATTGATATCCTGGGTAAGAGCGCGAATGGTCAAACCGGTGTTCGTAAAGATGCACTGGATTTAACTAACAAGCGTCGCTTCGATAAAGGGCTGGATTATGAGTTCAACGCTACCGTTGACCCTCGCCAAGCCATCTTCATGCACACTTATCCAGAAATCCCTAACTCCGCACAAATCATGTTGCAGTTGCAAAATGCTGAGGCTGAGTCACTAACCGGAGTTAAAGCATTTAACAATGGTATCAGCGGGCAGGCATTGGGGGATACTGCTACAGGTATTCGAGGTGCGCTTGATGCAGCATCCAAACGTGAGCTAGGCATACTTCGTCGATTAGCAGACGGTATCATCCAGATTGGACGTAAGTTCATTGCGATGAATGCTGAGTTCCTATCTGAAGAAGAAGTCATTCGTATTACTAATGACGACTTTGTAACCGTCCGTCGTGATGATCTAGGTGGTAACTTTGACTTAAAGTTGTCGATCTCTACCGCAGAGGAAGACAACCAAAAGGCACAAGAGTTGGCGTTTATGCTACAGACAATGGGTAACTCAATGGATTCAGCAATGTCCCAGATGATCCTTTCTGACATTGCCCGTCTACGTAAGATGCCAGATCTTGCTAAGAAGATTGAAGACTATCAGCCACAACCTGATCCAATTGAACAGCAAAGAGCCCAGCTAGAACTTGCTAAGCTACAAGCTGAGATCCAGGAACTCCAGAGCCGTGCTCAAGAGAACCAGGCACAAGCGCAATTGGATATGGCTAAAGCAGGTGCTGAACAAGTGAAAGCCGGTAACGTACAGGCTGACACTGATATGAAGAACTTGGATTTTGTAGAACAAGAGTCCGGCGTTAAGCAAGAACGTGATTTACAAAAGCAAGGTGAGCAAGCGAAATCCAACGCCAAACTAGAAATGGTTAAGGCGTCCATCGCTCAGAACACACAAACAAACTAATCTCTCCCCTTATCACACCCCGCAAGGGGTGTATCTTTCCTACTTAACTCCCATTCGGGAGGACACGGAGTAATCATGTCTCAAACTATAGAAACCTTAGAAGTAAATATTAAAGCTGCACGTAAAACAGCAGCATTGGGTAAATCTCTTGACCGCCTATCACGCAACAACGACTTTAAGGCATTGATCCTTGAAGGGTACTTTGAGAAAGATGCCATTCGTTTAGTGACCTTAAAGGGTGACCCTAACATGCAGAGCGCTGAGAACCAGGCAGCTTTGATTAAGCAGATGGATGCTATTGGTGGCTTACGTCAGTACTTGTCTGGAGTACTTCAGTTGTCACGTATGGCAGAGAAAGCCTTAGTCCAAGACGAAGAAACCCGTGACGAAATCATGGCAGAAGAGGCTTAATCTATGAATGACGAGCTGCTGAACGATGATAACTTGCTGGAATTGTCAGATGAAGAGATTCTGGCAATGGACGCACCTGACTCTATGAGCAGCGCTGAAGTGGAGGGAGGCGAAGCCCCTGAAGCGGATAGTGGTGACAATGTAGAAGAAGCTGACACTGCTGAAACGAGTGACGAAGACACCACAGAAGAGCTTGAGTCTGAAACAGAAGAACCAGTCGATGAAGTACAACAGGATGTATTTGATACTGGTTCCACAAAAGAAACTGAAAAAGTAGCTCCACCTGAAAAGGAAGAGTCCTCAGAAGATGACACTGACGAGGAGAGCAGCACGTCTTCGGATTTTGATTACAAAAAAGAATACAACAGAGTTATGGCACCATTCAAAGCGAATGGTAAAGAACTGACAATTGACTCTGTAGATGAGGCAATTCAGCTAATGCAGATGGGCGCTAACTACGGCCAGAAGATGACTGCACTAAAACCAAACCTCAAACTACTGAAGATGTTGGAGAACAATAGCTTATTAACTGAAGCGAAGTTATCCTATCTCATAGATCTGGATAAGAAGAATCCAGACGCCATCAAACAACTCATCCAGGACAGTGGCATTGACCCACTGGATGTAGATACCTCTGATAACACCGACTACAGACCAAACACTTACACTGTACACGATAAAGAGATTGAGCTAGATGCGGTACTTGAAGAAATTCAGGACACTTCGACATACAGCAAAACTATCGACCTCGTAAGCAACAAGTGGGATGAAGCAAGTCGCAAAATCGTTGTAGATAATCCGCAAATCATAAAATTAATCAATGAGCATGTGTCTAATGGCATGTATGCACAAATTGATTCTACGATCACAAAAGAGCGGATGCTCGGTCGGTTGAATGGGCTTTCAGATATTGAAGCTTATCGGCAAATAGGTGACCAGATTAATGCGAGTGGCGGCTTTGCAAATGATGCACAGAAGCCTACCCCACAACCTAAATCTACTCCTAAGCCGAAAAAACAACCTGACCCGAAAATGGCAAGTCGTAAGAAGGCAGCAGCACCCACAAAGTCTGCACCTACTAAATCGAATCTTCCAGCCGACTTCAACCCACTCAATCTGAGTGATGAAGACTTTGAAAAACTCGTTTCTTCAAAATTTAGTTAAATTTATATTTATGTTTACTAGGAGTAAATAATGTCACAAGCATATAACGACCCGATTGGCGGAACTGCTTCCGAAATCGGCGGTCAAATCCGTACAGATTATCACGTTAAAAAAGCCCTGATTGAAACTGTTAAAGAACAGTATTTCTCTCAGTTAGCTGATGTTACTGCAATGCCTAAGAACTTTGGCAAGAGCATCAAGTTATACCACTACCTTCCTTTATTGGATGATCGCAACACAAACGACCAAGGCATCGATGCCGCTGGCGCTACAATCGCTGCTGGTAACCTCTACGGTTCTTCTAAAGACGTAGGCGCTATCGCTGGTAAGTTACCTGCTCTTACTGAGCATGGTGGTCGTGTTAACCGTGTTGGTTTCAAGCGTGTAGAATTAGAAGGTTCAATCGAGAAGTTCGGTTTCTTCGACGAGTACACTCAAGAGTCTTTGGACTTTGATACTGACGGCGAATTGATGATGCACGTTAACCGCGAAATGCTTCGTGGTGCTAACGAAATCACTGAAGACGCTCTTCAAGTAGACTTGTTAAACGGTGCAGGCACTGTACGTTACGCTGGCGAAGCCACTACTAACGGTACTGTATCTGAGACTTCTTTGGTTACTTACGCAGACTTGATGAAGTTAGCTATCGACTTGGACAACAACCGTACACCTAAGCACACTAAGGTGATTGCTGGTTCACGTATGGTAGACACCAAGACTATCGCTGCTGCTCGTGTTATGTACATTGGTTCTGAGTTGATCCCAACTCTACGCGCCATGACTGACTTACACGGCAACCCTGCCTTCGTTTCAGTTCAGCAGTATGCTGATGCTGGTAACGTATTAAACGGTGAGATTGGTTCTGTTGATCAGTTCCGCATCGTAGTTGTACCAGAGATGATGAAGTTCGCTGGTGCAGGCGCTGCTGATGTAAACAGTGTTGCTTACACTACTGGTAGTAACGTAGACGTATTCCCAATGCTATGTGTTGGTGACGGTTCTTTCACTACTGTTGGTTTCCAAACTGACGGCAAGACTGTGAAGTTCAAGATCACTCACAAGAAGCCTGGTGAAGCGACTGCTGATCGTACTGACCCATACGGCGAGACTGGCTTTATGTCAATCAAGTGGTACTACGGTTCTTTGATCCTACGTCCAGAGCGTATTGCTCTAATCAAGACTGCTGCTTCATTGTAGTCTGACTCTAAGCCCTGCCTTCTGGCGGGGCTTTCTTTTTCCTTCCTTCCCTAATTTGAGTACCCCACCATGACAGATGAAATAATCCAGGATGAGCTAAGTGTTTTAAAAGCACGCGCTGACCAAATGGGCATTAGTTATAGCAAAAACATTGGTGCAGAAAAATTACGTGTACGTATTGAAGATGCACTAAATGATACAGAACTTGTAGTCGAGGCTCCCAAGAAAGAAGCCAAAGAAACTGCAGGGCAACGTCGCAACCGCTTACGTAAAGAAGCTGGTGCACTGGTTCGAGTACGTGTTACTTGCATGAACCCCAACAAACGTGAGTGGCAAGGTGAAATCTTTACCGTCGCTAACGCAGTAGTCGGTACATTCAGAAACTATGTGCCCTTTAATATTGAAGATGGCTGGCATATTCCAGAGATCGTTTTCCAACAGGTTAAAGCCCGTAAGTGTCAGGTATTTAAAACAGTGAACGGCCCACGTGGTGAGAAGATCCGTAAAGGTACTTTGATCCCTGAGTTCTCTGTTGATGTATTACCTCCACTGACAGAAAAAGAGTTAGCAGATCTAGCTAAACGCCAAGCAATGGCTGGCGGTATTGAGGATTAATTATGGAAGTCGTTGATATCACATCAGGCTCACTCAACGGCACGGGAGTCTTTGATTCCTTGATGCGTGCCGTAAAGGTGCATCTGGATCAAGAGTACAGTAAGAATCGTTTCTCTGGTGAGGATTACTCCACACTGTATATGGGTGCGATGAATGCAGTACTCCAACAATCCATTCAATATGCGTTAACCAAAGAACAGTCTGATGGTCAGGCTGCACTCTTGGTGGCGCAAGCCTCCAAGACAGCTAAAGAAGAACTCTTGGTTACTCAGCAGCTACAGAACTTGGCTACTGAACAGCTGAACCTAGTGAAGCAAGGTGCTCAACTAGACAAGCAGAGTGCATTATTAGATGAACAGATCATTAAAGCTGTCGAAGATACTGCACTGGTTACCCAGCAGAAAGTTAACCTTGTCGCTGAGAAATCTAATACAACCTTAACTGGTTTAAAGATCTCTGCAGAAACTAGTTACCTTGGTGTACAACAGACTAAGACAAGCTCAGATAAGTTACTAACTGACCAGCAGAGAGCTAATCTAACACTGGATTCAGCGAATATCCCAATACAGGGTAATTTGGTGAATAAGCAGATTGATAAACTATCTGAGGATGTTCTGGCGTCTACCGCACAGCGTGCACAGTTAACCAAGCAAGGTCTATTGGTAGATTCACAAACCAGTAAAACTGAGCAAGAAAGACTGGCTGTTTTAGCAGGCGTTACTAAGATCAACAAAGAAGTTGAAGTACTTAACCAGCGCAAAGCGACTGAGAAAGCACAGACAGCCGATACCGTTGATGGCGTTGCCGTAACTGGTGTGCTGGGTAAACAGAAAAATCTATACCAGGCACAGACTGATGGGTTTGCCCGCGATGCGGAGCAGAAGCTGGCGAAAACCTTCTTAGATATCTGGTCAGTACAGCGTACAACAGACGAAGGCTTTACTGTGTCAGGAACTGGTTTGTCGAACACAGAGATTGGTGAAGTGGTGACCAAAGCCAAGCAAGGCATTGGTGTTGTTTAATCCTTTTTGGAAGGGATAGGGGGCGCAAGCCCCCTTTTTTAGGTTATGGGTTTATTTTCTAGTAAACGTAAAGTTGCAGTTGCCGCCACTTCCGTTCCCTTAATGGATCGTGAGGTTGATCTATTAGGTGAATCCCTTATACGATCTATCCTAAGGAAGAATGACATTTCCGCTGGGTTAGTTGAAGACATGGTGAACTCAGGTGGGCGTAACATTGTACGCGCCTACAACTACGCTAAGAGTGATTATCACTACGGGTTACCCAATGGCACCGCAGAGGTTATAAACTACAGTGAGAGCGCCTTAATAGCCGCTTTAGAGGCATCAACCGGTGACACAGTACTTGCGCTACTCGATGTCTTAAACGACAGCGGTAATCCAGGGATTGAAGCCAACTGGTATTTAGATACAGTACGAGATCGGTCTTTACTAACTGGCGAACTAGCCACCCTACCCCCTACTTTAATTTCTCAAATAAATTCCAGATGGAATACTTGGGTTAGTTCTTGTGATACTACCCTCACTTCATACAAGGGTGCTATCGAAGCGTCCTACCCCCAAACAACGACTTACATTGAAGAAGACTCTACGGATACTAACAACAACCCCTGTACAAAAAACGTACAGGATGTTGTCACAGTCACTGCAGAGTCTTTCTCCAATGGGAGTTACTCACATAAAACTCATGTCGATGACATTGATTATTTAGTGGATGGTACCGGTTATCCCACTGGGCACGAGTACACGTACACCACCCGTGAGCATTTCGCACTGGCTGGAGTAGTTTCTTATGAACTGAGTACCATACGCACTGTGACACCTGAATATGCTGATGGGACTCTAGGAGATCCCTACACTGAGTTTGTTCCTGATGAGCGTGTCAACGATAATTACCCATTCAGTGACGTTACTAGTCATTCCTCTACAGAAACTACATCTCTTACTGGTACTTATGACTTCAGAGCACTGAAGTACTACGTACAGTACACGTTAGCTGATGGTTCGGTAAAATCGTGGATGTATGACACCAACAGCAATACGTATCCTGACTTGGATTATACTGAAGCTGTTGGAGTGGAATCACCTTTCTACCCTGTTGTCCCGCTAAGGTACGATAACACCGACTACTGTCATGAAGACGAGTGGGACACAGTGCGTTACCTGACAAGTAAGAAACTGATGCGCATTATGGGCATAGACATACAAGCGTTAAGGGACGGTATTAACGAAAACCCTAACATTGACGATGTAGACCATGCGTACTTTATGTTTGGTGTGCAGCTCCAAGACGAAAGCCAATCTGCTAAACGGTACCTGGGTGCTTTTTTTGAGCACATGACTTCTTTACTACCTACTGGCGAACAAGGTCAATCCATCCGCATTACGGAAGGTGGATTAGACATGCGACTTTCTTGGGACAATGTGGATACCGTAATCCGTTCCGGGCGTATTGGTACCAAAGGCACAGCGAATTCGACTGTCAACGTCACCGCTAACCAGATGGTCTTGAGCGTGCAGTTTGACGAGGACAGTTACAAAGAAGTTACTGTTACTGGTTTGCGCCATACTAACTACATCTATGAAGGTAAGACGGTTGAAACCACCTTAGCTGATACATTAGAAGAAGGTGAGTTCAACTTCATCATCCCCTTACATGCAAGTGTAGTAGAGGGCTTACCTACCACAGTACGTAACGAGCTTTACTACGACGCTATGCAACTGGTGTTCTACAGTTACGAAGTGACCTATGTGGCCTGGTACAAGCAAGAATGGTTCCTTAACTTAATTAAGATAGTGGCAATTGTAATTACGATTGCTTCTCTAGGTACAATGGCAAATGCGGGATACGCCGCATTCACCGGTGCTGCAGCAGCGGGTGCAACCACGCTTGCTGCGTTAGGTGCTGCTGCACAAGTACTCATCACACAGATCCTTGAAGGGATGATTACATCATTTATATTCAAGTTAGCCGTAGCTCAGGTTGACCCTGACCTTGCGATGATTGTCGCTACCGTCTTGCTTGTGTACGGCGGATATAAGGGCTTTAAAGCAGGAGGTCTTATAGAGGGCTCCACCGCAGAAATGCTACTTAAGGTATCAGGTGGGATTAGTTATGGCGTGCAGCAGAATTTAGCACAAGCCACCTTAGATCTTAGAGGCGAAGTAGACGCTTTCTCAAAAGACGCCGATCAAAAGATGGATGCGTTGGACGAGATTAATAAAGAGTTTGCTTTAACAGGTATAATTGATCCAATGGAATTCATTATGTCTGAGCCTCTTATCAGCCTTAACGAAAGCCCTGAATCTTATTATTTCAGAACAGTTCATTCGGGTAATATCGGTGCAATGGCGTATGACGCTATCACTAAATACCACGACACAATGCTGGACTTACCCAAACCCCAACATACGT